ATATCCATGATCAGGAAGTCTCATTTTTTGAGCTAAAACCATATATTCAGAATATAATCTCAGGTTATCTATTCCCTAAAAATAGCAATGCTGAGCAAAAACATCAAACTTTAAAAAATTTGTTTGAAGATAAATTCAAAATTTACAAACCTGAAAAAACAGATATTGCTAATGGAAATGTTGATGGCAGGATGTTTAAAGATATATTGAAGGAATACCAGATATCAGACATCCAATTTCATTTCCAAGCAGAAATTGACTTGCGTACTTTGAAAGACATTAGAAACCAACTTGCACACGGAGAAAAAGATTTTAGCGAGATTGGGCTAGCGTATTCAGTAGAACAGTTAATGGTATGTAAAAAGGAGATAGAAAGGATATTTCTAGATATTCAAGATAAGCTAGAAATATCCCTTAATGATAGATTTTATCTTAATGATAGATTTTTAAATGATGCTGTAAACTTAACCCAATAACCTCTCCTAATCGGACAGGAACTGCATTACCAATCATTCTACCCACGTCTTTAGTTTGCATTTTACTATCTACTGGGTAGAATTGATAATCATCAGGGAACGATTGGAAAATTGCAGCCTCTCTTAGTGAAATAGCTCTATCTTGCTCAGGGTGTCCAAAACGACCGTTACCATATCCGTAACATTGTGTTGTCATTGTTGGACTTGGTTCATCCCATTTCATTCGCCCATAAATACTTACATAGGTAGAGCCAGAGGACTTTTTATGGCACGCCAACTGTAGCTCTTCTGGCCAATCTTTCCAAGAACCACCTTGCTTGGAAGCACGGATACGTTTTAAATTAAGTGTATTTAATGAAACTGCACGATGCAGAGGATCATCAAGGTGTTGTTCCCCTGCGTTAATAGCAGGAAGATGTCCGATAACTTCTTTAATGTTTATCCATTTCTCTTTGTGAGTAGGGTCAATTAAGTGGATAGGCCCTAACCGCGAAGCAAGTAATACATGACGACGGCGGCGTTGTGGCACGCCGTAATCCGCACAAACCACCGTATCCGCCCAAGTATGATACCCGAGGTTTTCCAATTTTTTCACAAAATCATGATAGACCTGGTGCTTAACCACTTCAGGCACATTTTCCATTGTGACCAATTCAGGCAGATTTCCCTCAATTAAACGAGCAAAAGCATATAACAGTGGCCATTTCTTATCGGTTGTTGTGTCTTTTCCTTGGTTATACTTTGAAAAAGGCTGACAAGGGGCACAACCAGCTAATAATCGAATTGCTTTTTTTGAGAAACGGCGAGCAATCTCTTCATTATCTACTAAAGAAACATCTTTATTGACAAACTCAGCGTGATTATTAAATTCAAATGCATAGCGACACTGCTCTTCAATATCGTACCCTGCTTTTACTTTAATGCCAGCTTGTTGTAAGCCTGCGGTTAAACCACCTGCTCCGCAAAATAAATCAATTGCTTCAATCATAATTACTCTCCTATTGTGGGTATTATACAAAGATTTTTTATAATAATCGATACTTTTTAGATGATTATCGGCATTTAAATTCTATTGCCTTTGAATCTAATCTCACCCAATTTATTACCAAATCTCTAACTTTCTACAACTTTCGGCAAACAAATCGCTCAAAAAACCACCACTTAAATCACCTCGCTTAAAATTTATTCCCTTAAAAATCAAATAGATAATAAAAAAGATAAATATTTATTACCTTTAAGGTAAAATTTATATTGATTTGATTTTATCTTTTAGATAATATACCACCATCAAAACGAGATACACAATCTCAATGCTCTTTAAAAATTTGTGATGAAAAAAGCCCCGATAAACAGGGCTAGGTTACTAAGATTCATAAATTGGTGTATTGCGATTAGTGTCCATAACAAGACCAATGCAATGTAGGCAGTTTTGTTTGGTTGTATAACCCTCGCTAACTGCAATGGTTTCATGATTGGCGGCTTTTAGTCGCCAATACCACTGATTGTTTACACCCTGAAATATCTGAAAATACATAGAGGTAGTTCCTTATGCAAGAAGAAATGAAACGCTATGCAATTTCTTATCACTTCGACGGCAAAAGGTGGGCGACAGATGTTTACGCCCATTCATTCGAAGAAGCGGAAGAAAAGCTAAAAGCAATGTCCCAAGGTACTGTTGACGGCGAGATTCACCTTTCAGTTTACATTCCTGAAAATCCGCTATCGAAAGTATCAAGGTTGATTACAAGAATAGCTAAAAAGTTTATGTAAGTCAGTGACTTTCATCACAAATTTTAAACAATTTGGTTAAAGAAACTCACTCGGCGGAAGCGCAGACGGAAGCCCAACGGTGCTAAGCGGTCGTTAGATTGAAAGCCCTAACCTACTTAGTTAAGAGTGAGTTTTAAAGTCTGCCCATGCAAAGCCAGTGAAAAACGGTGCAGTTGCCGAAAGTGGATATTTCAAAACACATTTGCTAGTACAGAGACACAACGGCATGTGAAACCGTTGCGAATGATAGATAAAGTGTGTTTTGAAATGGCAGACATAAAACAAACGAGGTTAAAAAATGGAAGAAAAAAAAGAAAACAGCCTATCTGATAAAGATAAAAATCTAATCAAACAGACCGTATTGAATTCTGTTGAGAACGGCTGTTTAGAGCCTGAATTACTTGCCAGACGGTGCTGTGAAGCCTTGGAGCACATTAATCGATATGGCGAACAAACAAGCACTGGGCGTGTTGGAATAAATGTTACCAATTGTCCTGAATGTATTTAACGACATTAGGATAGATTCCAAACCAATCACAATCAATCATTTCACAAACAAAAAGACTATCATTTTTATCAATGAACAGACTTAAATAATCTTTAACAGCAGTAGCTGTCTGATTTGTCTTGATATACCAAACAGAACGTTGAATCTCGCCGTAGTATTTATACGATTCAATTGCTTGAATTAACGAATCATATGCTTGACCTGTTTTATTTAAGTCATATGCGATTAAGATGTTTTTCATAATTTAATCCTTGTTTGCGTTGTGGTTGGAGAAAATTATATTCCTTATGTGTTGTGGTGACAATAAGGGCTTGAGCCTTACAAGCATAAAGAAAGGCACCTTATTCTAGACAAAATCAGTATAGACTGATTGCACTACTCCACTGACCGCTCGAAAGGGCGGTTTTTTTAGGGTTATTTAAAATGAAAAATAAAATCACAGACTTAAACAATCATTTATTTTCCCAGTTAGAAAAACTGCTTGATGAAGACTTAACCGATGAAGAACTTAATCGAGAAATTAAACGTGCCAATGCCGTATCAGGCATTGCGGCAAATATTATCGCAAGCAATGCGATTTCGCTTAAAGCAATGACATTGTTTGAAAATCGTCAAATTGAAAGAGAATCCCCTGATTTTCTAAGAATATCTAAGGCGCAAGGCGATGACCTCTAATGCGGAACGATTTAAATTCACCGATGAACATATTGCGTTTATTCGCTTACATTGGGATAAAAAGCCATCTGATCTAATTAAATTGTTTCAGCAACAGTTTGATTTATTAATAAATCGTAATGTTTTCTATAAATTAAAAAAGAAACACAATATTCCAAGCCTTAAGCATGCTAATCGTTACAGCAAAGAAGAACTTGCGTTCATTAAAGCGAATTGCACGTTAAATGAAAGAATCTTGGCTCAAAAAATGGAAGTTTATTTCAATAAACCATTTAATCCACACGCGTTAAATGTTTTGCGCGTGAAGAGACAATGGCTAACCGGACGAAGCGGTCGATTTGAGAAAGGTGAAAATTTAAAACCGATTGGCTTTGAGCGATATTGTAAAAATGCAAAATGTTGGTTAATAAAAGCAAGCATTAAACGTTATGAACGGAAATCGCATTATCTCTGGCGCAAAGCCGGTAGAAAAATTCCGCGTGGACATATTATTGATTACAAAGACGGCAATTCAAGAAATTGCACCCTTGAAAATCTCGAATTAATTTCACGTGTTGAAATGGCTTGGCGAAAGAAATTACAGTATCACCAACTCAATGATGAAATTAAACCCACCTTTTCCGCCTTTGTAAAACTCAAAGAAGGCATAAATCAACGTAAAAAAGAGAAAGATATGGAAGAAAATCAATCCCCCAATATTGCCACGCAGGAACCGACAACATTTACGTTTGAATTTACCGAACACGAATTGCAAACAATGGCGTGGGCGTGGTTTGTGCTTATGCGTAATATGGAAACCTTCCAAGCACTCTATCCGGCAATGGAAAAAATAGGCTCAAGTTATGCGCCGTCAATTTATGGCCAAGCCTATGAATATCGCCCCACAATTCGTGATATGCATAAAATCATTGAACGAATTACAAGTGGTTTTAAATTTGATCAAATGACAAATTGGCGCATACTAAAACGCATACGCCATTTTAACCCAAAAAAAATGGAATTTTTCGAAATCTAACGCCGCACTCAGTGCGGTATTTTTTTACCCAAAATTCAAGGAAACCCAAAATGAAACGCTCAAAATCCGCATTCTTCCAAGAAAAACAAAGCTTCACGCACTTTATGAATGGCAGTGAAAAATGGCTAAACAGAATCTGCTATTTTCTCGCCGCCTTGATTATTGCCCTGATTGTAGGCGGGATTAGCCTACACGCCAACGCCAACCCCACCGATTGGCACGATAACGAATTAAGCCAACAAATCCAACAAGAAGCCCGATGTGAACTGAAAGGGGGCATATATGAAAACGGCGTATGTTTACCACCAAATCTCACACTCACAGCAGAAAAAGAATTGCAGGCTTATACCGCACAAAAACAAGCAGAAATTAACCGCACTTTAGGAGAAAAGCAATGAAACCCTCCGATGATTACTACTATCAACTCGATGCTGCACACCAACGTAAAGTGGATTGGCAAGCAGGATATGAAATCGCTTTAGATGAAGTCGCCACGGAAATTGACAATGATTTACAACAAGGCGACCAAACGCATTATCACGAACTCACGGAAATGCTGTGTGATAACGATAATTTCTGGCTTGCTATTGGTAGCGGTGCAAGTTATGAGCCTTATAGACAAGAGGCGATTAAGAAAATCGCAGAGCGTGAATTAAACGACAGAATGAATGATTATGACCCAGATTAATGGAGGGGCGAGATGACAAACCAAGTCCAACATCAACAAAATAAACAGCCACCTGCACTTAAAACATTTTTTGAAAGTGCGAATGTGCAAAATAAGATTAAGGAACTTGTTGGCAAAAATGCGGCAACCTTTGCAACAAGTGTCATGCAAATCGCCAATAGCAATGCAATGCTTAAAACAGCAGACCCAATGAGCATTTTTAACGCAGCTTGTATGGCAGCGACATTGAATTTGCCACTACAAAATGGCTTAGGCTTTGCCTACATCGTCCCTTTCAGAAACAACAAGGAAAAGAAAACCGAAGCGCAATTCCAAATTGGCTATAAAGGCTTTATCCAACTGGCACAGCGTAGTGGGCAATTTAAACGCTTAGTCGCATTGCCTGTGTACAAAAAGCAACTTATCAAAAAAGATTTCATCAATGGTTTTGAGTTCGACTGGGAGCAAGAGCCTGAACAAAACGAAAATCCAATCGGCTATTACGCCTATTTTAAACTGGTAAACGATTTTTCGGCTGAACTCTATATGAGTCACGATGACATCGTCAAACACGCTCAACGCTACAGCCAAACATTCAAAAAAGGCTATGGCGTATGGCACGATAACTTCGAGGCAATGGCATTAAAAACTGTAACTAAGTTATTGCTATCAAAACAAGCTCCACTCTCTGTTGAAATGCAACAAGCCGTATTAGCCGACCAAGCCGTTGTGAAAGATGTAGAAAATCAAGAGTTCAACTACACCGACAATATTCAAGAAGCGGAATTTTTAGCGGTTGTTGATGAAGCCACATTCGAACAATGCAAACAAAGCATTGCTAACGGCGAAACCACCCTACAAGAGCTTTGTGATAGTGGGGCTTATGAATTTAGCCAAGAGCAGATTGCGGAGTTGGAGGCGATTTAGAATGGAAATGTACCAACTCAAAGCTAGATGCTCTGGCTTGGCTGATTTAATGGTAAAGCCTAAAAGCGGTAACGGAATTTCTGCTACCGCTAAAAGTGCGGTGAGAAAGATAGTGAAATATGACCTGTTTGGCTATCAAGATTTTGAGGGGAATAAATACACCGCGAAAGGCATTGCACTAGAAGAACAAGCTATTAAGTTAAGCGGTCGTAAACGTGGCTTACCTCTTAAAAAGAACACGGAAAGACGTGAAAACGATTGGATTACAGGCGAGTGCGATATTTATGTGCCAAGCCGAAGATTAATCATAGACACTAAATGTTCTTGGGATATTGGCTCACACCCTTTTTTTGCTGATGAGGCAGAAGAAAAAGCCAAAAAAGCGGGGTATGACGCACAAATGCAAGGCTATATGTGGCTATGGGATTGTAGTGAGGCGCAAATTGATTTTGTCCTCCTCCCTACCCCTTATGACCAATTATCAAGCTATGACGATCCAAGCCGATACATTGACTTGGTTGAACAAATCCCCCAAGAAAAACGTATCACCACCGTCACAATTAAACGTGATGAGAAAATCATCGAGAAAATCAAAGAGCGAGTAGAAATTGCTCAAGAATATTATCAACAACTCATACAGGAGATGCGCTAATGGCACGTAATACCAACACCGTGATATTAGTCGGTCATTTAGGCAGTGACCCAGAAATCCGCCAATTCCAAAATGGTGGGCAAATTGCCACATTTAATCTTGCTATCGGTGATGATTACCGAGATAAACAAGGTAATACAGTTAAACGTACGCATTGGATACCTATTGTGGTGCATGGCAATTCTGCTGATGTAGCAAGACAATATCTGCAAAAAGGCTCAAAAATCTGCGTAACAGGAAAACTAGTACAGGAAAGCTGGCAAGACCAAAACGGCAATAATCGCACCGCACTTAAAGTAGCGACACAATCGTTTGAAATGCTAGACAGCAAGGCAAACAATGAAACACAACAGCCAACCAAAGACAAAGAAAAACCCGACCCATTAAGCGCAGCAGCTGAACAAGATGGGTTTAATGATGATATTCCGTTTTGAGTTACACCACAAGCCACTAACCAATAGTGGCTTTTTTATTATGCAAATTTGAGAAATAAAAATATGGCCGAAGAAAACAAAGAAATTATTGCTTATAAAGGGTTTAACCAAGACTGGACTTGTCGAGGTTATCAGTATGAGGTAGGCAAAACGTATGAGCATAAAGGTAATGTTAAGGCTTGTGAGAGTGGATTCCACGCCTGCGAATACCCGCTTGATGTGCTTAGCTATTACAGTCCAGCGGTAAGTAAATTTGCTGTAGTTAAAATGAGCGGCGAAACATCAAAAGATAGTGATGATACAAAAATTGCATCTGCAAAAATCACGATCGAAACCGAAATTAACTTACCGGAAATGATAAAAAAAGCCGTTGAATGGATAAAAGGTAAAGTTGATTGGGATGCTGCCAAGGTGTCCAATACAGGCTATCAGTCGGCAGCGACTAATACAGGCGATCAGTCGGCAGCGACTAATACAGGCGATCAGTCGGCAGCGACTAATACAGGCTATCGGTCGGTAGCGACTAATACAGGCTATCGGTCGGTAGCGACTAATACAGGCGATCAGTCGGCAGCGACTAATACAGGCTATTGGTCGGCAGCGACTAATACAGGCTATTGGTCGGCAGCGACTAATACAGGCGATCAGTCGGCAGCGACTAATATAGGCGATCAGTCGGCAGCGACTAATACAGGCTATTGGTCGGCAGCGACTAATACAGGCTATCAGTCGGCAGCGACTAATACAGGCGATCAGTCGGCAGCGACTAATACAGGCTATTGGTCGGCAGCGACTAATACAGGCTATCAGTCGGCAGCGACTAATACAGGCTATCGGTCGGTAGCGACTAATACAGGCGATCAGTCGGCAGCGACTAATACAGGCTATTGGTCGGCAGCGACTAATACAGGCGATCAGTCGGCAGCGACTAATACAGGCTATCGGTCGGTAGCGACTAATACAGGCTATTGGTCGGCAGCGACTAATACAGGCGATCAGTCGGTAGCGGAAGTATCTGGCAAGCAATCTATAGCTGTTGCGCTTGGTTGGCAATCTAAAGCTAAGGCGAGTATTAATGGTGCTATTGTTTGTGTATATCGCAATCATGATGGCGAGCTAATCCATATCAAAGCATCAAAAGTCGGTGAAAATAACATCAAAGCTGATACTTGGTACACGTTAGATGAGATAGGTGAGTTTGTTGAGGTTAAAGACGACTAAAAAACCATATAGAGAACCTATCTATGGTAGTGATAGATTCGTGGTTGAAGAACACTACTACGAAGATGATGCTTAAAATCTGCCGCTATTAATTAGCGGCTTTTATTTATGAGGAATAATAAAAATGTACTGGTTCAGAAATGCAATTATTTACCAATTAACAAAACAAATAGACTTTGAGAATATCGAAAAACAACTCAAAGAATGTGAATTTACTCCGTGTGGTTCAGCAGATGTTAGCCATTTCGGTTGGTCTGCTCCGCTCGTCACCAGCGAAAATTTAGCACATCAAGCGAACGGAAAAATCTTACTTGTAGCTAAACGAGAAGAGAAGATTTTGCCTGTGGAAGTTGTGAATCGTGAACTCAATAAACGAATCACTGCACTTGAAGAAAAAGAACAGCGAAAATTAAAGAAAGTAGAACGATCATCTTTAAAAGATGATGTGATAGCTACCCTACTTCCGCAAGCGTTTTCTCGTATCAAAACGACCGCACTTTATATCGACACGTTGAAACAACTTATCTTTGTTGATACAGCATCAAGTAAAACAGCCGAAGATGTACTTGCACTTTTGCGTAAATCGCTTGGCAGCTTGCCAGTAGTACCGTTGGCGTTTAACTGTGCGCCGTGTGAAGTAATGACAAGATGGGTTACAGATACTGCACCTGATTGGCTAATCTTGCGTAAGGAAGTGGAAATCCGCGAAAAAGAAGATCTTGGCGTTATCCACTGTAAACAAAAAGATATTGAAGACGAGGAAATTATCGATCTTGTTCAAAATGGCTTGATCTCTAAACTCGCGCTTGAGTGGGAAAACAACCTTAAATTTATCTTGGTTGAAGATGGCACGCTTAAACGCCTGAAATTTGACGACAATATCACCGAGCAGAACGATGACATTGTAAAAGAAGACGTAACAGCTCGTTTTAATGCAGACTTTGTTTTAATGGTAAACGTGCTTGGCAAAACAGTGGATAGCCTAATAAAAGAATTTGGCGGAATCAAGGAGAGACTATGAATCTACTAAAATCCCTCGCTAAAATAATCCTCCAAGAGGAAATCGAAAATAATAAATATCATTTTGAAAAATTAGGCAATGAAAATCTTGCCAAATCAAGACGCATTAAAGAGCTTGAAAGCGATAATGACCGCCTAAGAATTAAAGTAGAACAAATCCGACAGGACAATTTAAAACTCCGAGAAAATCGACCGCACTTTAAACATCATAAGAAAAAAGGAGGGAGAAAATGAATGAAATTAACATCAAAATCCCTTTACATAAATTCCAAACATTAATGCTCTGCTATGTCCGTGAAACACTCAACAAAAATGGGAAATCGGTTTTAATATGCGTCAAAGATGTCAAAGAATATTGGCTGGTGTTAAATAGTTACACGAGAGAATGCATTGAGCACAATGTTAAATCTTATGTAAATGATAATGGCTATTTGCTCAAAAGTGATTATTTTAAAGATGACTTAACCGCTTGGAGTGAATTAGCTGACTGGATAAATGAAAACCGCAGCAGCACATCAACAACATCTACAACAGCAAAACCACTTGTGCCTGTGTTGCCTGTGGTAAATCTTGGTAATCAAAAATAGAAATTAGTATTTAACAAACCCAATAGGCGTCCCAAGTGAGCGCCTTTTGTTTTAATGGAGAAAGAAAATGAAAGAATTTAACTTAGATTCAGCTTTAAATGGCGAGCCAGTATTACTGCGAAGTGGGAGAAAGGCTTACATTGGTTATAAAACCCCTGACTGCTATGTTTTTGATAGCAGTGAAAAAATCGAATTTCCATTACATGGTTATATTATTAAAGCGGATAACATAATTGAAGTCCCTAATATGTTTTGGGCTATAAATGGGCGAGCGTATAAAGATAATGTTGATAATGCATCTGATATTGTCGGAATGTGGGAAGAACCTAAACTAACGTCCGAACAAGTGCTGGAAAAGGCTTATCAGGAAAATCTACCGCTTGATGCAATCGGCAAAAAAGCATTTGTTATCGCAAAAACAAAGGATGGTGATTATGTGATGCAGTGTGGGGAGGATAATCTGTATTTTGCGAGCCATGAAACAATGTGGGAATTTTACAAAGACCCTGAACCAAAATCCAACACAATCACCGTTACACTGCCTAAGCCGTTTAAGCCTAAAACAGGTGAAGAATACTACTTCATTAGAGTAAAAGGACTGTTTTTGGGTTTTGATATAGACAAGTTCGAATTTGATGATAGTGAGTTTTGTATAAATCATTCATCCACAGGTCGGTGTTTCTACTCGCATGAAGACGCTCAAGCATGGCTTGATGCCATGAAAAACGCTTTAGGGGATTAATATATGGACGTAATTGAAATTCGCGAAAGTGCGGTTGTAGATTTTAAACGCAACTGCATTGAAACGTGCAATGAAATTAAAGAAGTTGTAAATGCTTGGATTAAGCACGAGAAGAAATTGAAAACGTCTGCACTACGAACATCAAACATTGATATTGATAAATTTGAATGTACTAATGTTAATTTTATCCTTGATCAAGATGGAGGTGAAAGTTTCCTAATTTATTGCTGTTCTGGTGATGATGACGATCTTACCTATGAAATTTTAGGTGTAGCAGAACGCAAACTCGGCGTACCTTGTGGGTGCGTTATTTATAAATAAAACAAATCATGAATTGACCGCCCTTTGGGCGGTTTTTCATTGGAGGAAATATGGAATCTACGACAAGAAAATTACATAATTTGAAAACTGTTTCTAGTTTATTAGATATGAGCGCACCCACAATTTACAGAAGGATAAAAAACGATCCCAATTTTCCAAAGCCTCATCTAGTCGGTGGGAATAATTTTTGGACTGATGCACAAATAAATGACTACATTGAAAAAATTGAATCAGGCTGCTATTCATCTTAGCAGCCCATTAATGCTTTCCCATCAGATGCCTCTTCTACAAAATTCCCCCACCACTGCATATATTCGATCCGTTGTGGCATATACTTTGCTTTATTGTATGTGCCACGAACGGAAGAATATTCAAAATGTGCCAAGCACACCTCAATAATCTCACTGTTAAATTCGGCCTCATTCATAGCTGTGCTAAAAACAGATCGTAAACCATGTGCGGTCAAAATATTCCTATAACCGATCCGTCCAAGTGCTTTATTTGGCGTCTCTTTCGATATAGGCTGTCTTGGATTTTTTTTGCTAGGGAAAACAAACTTACTATTGCAACGATTCAACTTCTGTAACAAGCGCAAAATCGTTACAGCTTGTTTGGATAATGGCAAGATAAAATCTTGTACTTTACCTTGTCGCCCCTTCATTTTTTCTTTCGGTATATTCAATAAGCTGTTTTCGAAATCTACATTTCCCCATTCTAATTGAGTAATAGCCCCAGCCCGACCTGCGGTAAGTAGTAGTAGCTCTAATGCACAACGAGTTTCAATTTCAAGGGTACTATTCTGCAAATCTTCAAACAATTTAGGTAATTGCTCTGGGCGAATAGTAGGGTTATTTTCAGCTATTGGTCGAATAAATACCCTTCCAATATCTGCGGTTGCATTATAATTAATTACCCCTCTATTAACCGAATAAATCATTATTTGGTTTAAATAACCAATAATACGATGCAATGTATCCAATTTTCCTGCTCGTTCTAATGGTTTTAATTTCTCAATAGCAAGAGGAGCGGAAATCTCACTAATAGAATAATGCCCCAACACTTTAAACAAGTGACGTTCTAACCGTTTCCCAATATCAATAAAAGTCACTTCTTTTAATCGACCAGTATCAACTTCATTTTTCTTTAGGTATAGCCATTCCTTCCCCATTTCGCTCAAGGTAAATTGACGTTCTTGGATGGCTTTTTGTTCTTGCTGTAAACGATAATCTTGCGGATCGATATTTTTCGCCAACAAAGAACGATATAAATCCCTAATCTCTCGAGCGTCTTTCAATGAAATCTCAGGATAAACACCAAGACTAATTAAAGTTCTTTTTTTAGAAATTGGTTTATAATATTGAAATCGCCAAATTTTCGAACCATTCATTTTTACGAGCAAGAAAAGACCTTGACCATCAGACAGTGAGTAGTCTTTCTCTTTAGGTTTAGCATTATTGATTTCTGTAATGCTTAATGGTTTCACTAATACAGCCATCCTCCCTCCCCATTTGGTATTACGAAAATAATTTTGGTAAGCGTGATTTTTTAGTATTTTTATGAATTTTGGTATTACGACACCTAAAAATCCAAAATCATATTACCAAATATAATACCAAAAAAGTGAGTTGGATTGATATAGATTGACTTTCTAAAGGCAGATAATACCTTGATTTACCAGGAAATTTAATTTTATTTGATATGGATTGAAAAGAAAATTTGGTGCGACTAGCTGGACTCGAACCAGTGACCCCCACCATGTCAAGGTGGTGCTCTAACCAACTGAGCTATAGTCGCACTGTGTGAGGTAGTCGTGATTATAGATATTTTTAACTTGAACGCAAGTATTTTTCTTAAAACCCGATATGACTGGCAAAAAAGTAAACAAAACCAGCTTAAATAACTGAGCCGTTTTTGATTTCCAAAAGTTTTAAGCGTATAATGAGCACCGATTTTTTATCTGGCTAATAATATGTAGCGAAGTAAAATAACACCTTTAAAATTTTGTAATTATTGACGGAGTAAATAATGTCTAGAAGACTAAGAAGAACGAAGATTGTATGTACTATGGGCCCATCAACTGACCGTGATAACAATCTTGAAAAAATTATCGCAGCGGGCGCAAACGTAGTTCGTATGAACTTCTCTCACGGTACACCTGATGACCATATCGGACGTGCTGAACGTGTACGTTCTATTGCGAAAAAATTAGGTAAAACCGTGGCAATCTTAGGTGATTTACAAGGTCCTAAAATTCGTGTTTCTACTTTTAAAGACGGTAAAATTTTCTTAAACGTTGGCGATAAATTCATTCTTGATGCAGAATTACCAAAAGGCGAAGGCACTCAAGAATCCGTTGGTTTAGACTATAAAACGCTTCCTCAAGATGTTGTGCCGGGCGATATTCTTTTATTAGATGATGGCCGTGTTCAATTAAAAGTATTATCAACTGATGGTGCAAAAGTTTTCACTGAAGTTACTGTTGGTGGTCCATTATCAAATAATAAAGGTATCAATAAATTAGGTGGCGGTTTATCTGCGGATGCCCTAACAGAAAAAGATAAAGCCGACATTATTACCGCTGCACGCATTGGTGTTGATTTCTTAGCCGTTTCTTTCCCTCGTTCAAGTGCAGATTTAAATTATGCACGTGAACTTGCTCAACAAGCAGGTTTAAATGCAAAAATCGTTGCTAAAGTTGAACGTGCAGAAACCGTTGCTAATGACGAAGCCATGGACGATATTATTTTAGCATCCGATGTAATTATGGTTGCTCGTGGTGACTTAGGTGTAGAAATCGGCGATCCTGAATTAGTCGGTGTACAGAAAAAATTAATTCGTCGTTCACGTCAATTAAATCGTGCTGTAATTACAGCGACTCAAATGATGGAATCAATGATTAGTAACCCAATGCCAACGCGTGCTGAAGTAATGGACGTTGCAAACGCAGTATTAGATGGAACTGATGCAGTTATGCTTTCTGCAGAAACAGCAGCCGGTCAATATCCTTCTGAAACAGTGGCAGCAATGGCTAGCGTATGTTTAGGTGCAGAAAAAATGCCAAGCATTAACGTTTCTCGTCACCGTATGGATAAAGAATTTGAAACCATTGAAGAGTCTGTTGCGATGTCTGCAATGTATGCAGCAAACCACATGAAAGGTGTAGCGGCAATCGTCACTTTAAGTAGCACAGGCCGTACTCCATTATTAATGTCACGCATTAGCTCTGGCTTACCAATCTTTGCTTTATCTCGTAATCAAGAAACCCTAAACCTTTGTGCACTATACCGCGGTGTAACACCAATTTATCACGGCGAAGAAAGTCGTACAGAAGCCGGTGCAAAAGCAGCACTTCAATCATTAAAAGAAAAAGGTTATTTATCTACTGGCGATTTAGTGCTGGTAACCCAAGGTGGTCAAGGTGCGACACAAACTAACGTATGTCGTACATTAATTGTTGAATAATCAACAATCTAAATATGTTAAAATAAAAGAGCGGTGGATTTTTCCACCGTTTTTTATTTCCTTTTTTCACCGCACTTTTCACTTAAATCCAATAGATATTTGCGGTATCATAGGCGACATTCTAGTATCGAAATAAGTCCTATGGCATCACAACCTCAAATTAAATCTTCAGACAAAAAAACAGCACAAGTTAGCATTCCTCCGCACTCAATTGAGGCTGAACAAGCCGTGTTGGGTGGCATCATGCTGAGCAATCAACATTGGGATGGCATTGCTGAACGTGTGATTGCTGACGATTTTTATACTTTTCAGCATCGTCTAATTTTTACAGAAATGGAACATCTAATGCGTAATCAATCACCTATTGATTTAATTACGCTAGATCAAGCCTTAAGAAGCCGTGGTGTAAGCGATGAAGTAGGTGGATTTGCCTATCTAGCAGAACTTTCCAATAATACTCCGAACGCCATTAATATTTTGGCTTATGCAGATATCGTGCGCGAGAAAGCCATATTACGAGAACTTATTTCGGTAGGAAATCGCATTGCTGAAAATAGCTATTCTCCTAAAGGGCAAGACATTAAGTTAATTCTTGATGAGGCTGAGCGTGAAGTATTTGCGATTGCAGAAAAACGTACGACTTCTAGCGAAGGCCCACAAAATGTGATCAATGTGCTAGAAAGTACCATTGAAAAAATTGATATTTTAAGCAAACTTGAAAATCATTCAGGTGTAACAGGTGTTACGACGGGCTTTACCGATCTTGATAAAAAAACGGCTGGTTTACAACCTTCTGACTTAATTATCGTTGCAGCACGTCCGTCAATGGGTAAAACCACTTTCGCCATGAACCTTTGCGAAAATGCCGCAATGGCAAGTGAAAAACCCGTTTTAGTATTTAGTTTAGAAATGCCAGCAGAACAAATTATGATGCGTATGATCGCTTCCCTTGCTCGCGTTGATCAAACTAAAATCCGTACAGGGCAAAATTTAGATGAAATCGAGTGGAACAAAATTGCCAGCGTAGTGGGAATGTTCAAGCAAAAAAATAATCTTTTTATCGATGATTCTTCAGGTCTAACACCTACCGATGTTCGTTCCCGGGCACGCCGAGTTTATCGTGAAAATGGTGGATTAAGTATGATTATGGTGGATTATTTGCAATTAATGCGCGCACCAGCATTTTCAGATAACCGAACACTAGAAATCGCAGAAATTTCTCGCTCCCTCAAAGCACTCGCCAAAGAATTACAAGTGCCAGTAGTCGCCCTTTCTCAGTTAAATCGTACTTTAGAGCAACGTGCAGACAAACGCCCTGTAAACTCAGATTTACGTGAATCAGGCTCTATTGAACAAGATGCAGACTTGATTATGTTTATTTACCGAGACGAAGTCTATAACGATAACTCGGAAGATAAAGGTGTTGCAGAAATTATTATCGGTAAACAGCGTAACGGCCCAATTGGTCGAGTGCGGTTAAAATTTAATGGACAATTTTCACGCTTCGACAATCTCGCCGAACAACGTGAATATCGAGATGATTATTAAGGAAAAATAATGAACGTAAAACCGGCGACAGCGAAAATTAGTTCGCACGCCTTAAAACAGAATTTAGAAATAATTAAACAAAAAGCACCAAATAGCAAAATTATTGCTGTGGTTAAAGCAAACGCCTATGGTCACGGCGTTGTATTCGTTGCTTCAACCTTAGAACAAAATGTTGATTGCTTTGGCGTGGCGCGTTTAGAAGAGGCTTTAGCATTACGCTCCAACGGCATTACTAAACCGATTTTATTGCTTGAAGGTTTTTTCAATGAACAAGATTTGCCTATTCTAGCCGTTAATAATATTGAAACCGTGGTACACAATCACGAACAGCTTGATGCTTTAAAACGTGCGAATTTACCAAGTCCAATTAAAGTTTGGTTAAAAATAGATACGGGAATGCACCGTTTAGGCGTTGCTCTTGATGAAGTGGATTATTTTTATCAAGAACTGAAAAAACTCCCTCAAATTCAACCGCACTTAGGCTTTGTCAGCCATTTCAGCCGAGCCGATGAACTAGAATCAGATTACACCCAACTTCAAATCAATCGTTTTTTATCCGTCACAAAAGATAAACAAGGTGAACGCACTATCGCAGCTTCTGGCGGCATTCTTTTCTGGCCTGAATCTCATCTGGAATGTATCCGCCCAGGCATTATTATGTACGGCATTTCTCCAACTGATACTATCGGTAAAGAGTTTGGCTTAACGCCAGTGATGAATTTAACCTCGTCATTAATTGCCGTTCGCCATCATAAACAAGGCGATCCTGTAGGTTACGGCGGTATTTGGACAAGTCCACGAGATACCAAAATTGGCGTGGTCGCAATGGGTTATGGCGATGGTTATCCGCGCGATGTGCCAGAAGGTACACCTATTTATTTAAATGGCCGTCTTGTACCAATTGTTGGACGTGTGTCAATGGATATGCTCACTGTTGATTTAGGTGCAGATAGCCAAGATTTGATAGGCGATGAAGTAATTTTATGGGGCAAGGAATTACCTATTGAAACCGTAGCTAAATTCACAGGCATTTTAAGCTACGAGCTAATTACAAAATTAACACCTCGTGTTATAACTGAATATGTTGATTAATCACTGCATTTTTTGAACAGAGAGAGTCATTCTCTCTAATAAAAATTCCAGAAAGTGCGGTTAAAATTTCAATTATTTTTAATGAAAGGAAATACTATGAAAAATATTAACCCAACTCACACCCAAGCGTGGAAATTTCTTGAAGCACATAAAGCTGAATTGTCAAACACCACCATCCAAGATTTATTTAAACAAGAAAAAAATCGTTTTGACGATTATTCTTTAACATTCAATAACCAAATTCTTGTCGATTTTTCCAAAAACAACATCAATCAAACAACCCTTTCACATCTTCGCCAACTTGCTCAAGAATGCGCGCTTGATAGTGCAAAAGAAGCGATGTTTACTGGCGAAAAAATCAATCGTACTGAAAATCGGGCTGTACTACATACCGCACTACGCAATCGCACTAATACGCCAGTGCTTGTTGATGGCAAAGATGTTATGCCTGAAGTCAATGCTGTGCTAGCTAAAATGAAAGATTTCTGTCAGCGTATTATTTCTGGTGAATGGAAAGGCTATACAGGTAAAGCCATTACGGATGTTGTGAATATTGGTATTGGTGGCTCTGATTTAGGCCCTTATATGGTAACCGAAGCACTTCGCCCATATAAAAATCACCTAAATATGCACTTTGTTTCAAATGTCGATGGTACACATATTGCGGAAACCTTAAAAAAAGTCAATCCAGAAACGACACTTTTCTTAGTGGCATCTAAAACGTTTACCACACAAGAAACCATGACAAATGCGCAAAGTGCTCGTGATTGGTTACTAAAAGCAGCGAAAGATGAAAGTGCAGTTGCAAAACATTTTGCAGCATTATCAACCAATGCTAAAGATGTAGAAAAATTTGGTATTGATACCAATAACATGTTTGAATTTTGGGATTGGGTTGGCGGTCGTTACTCTTTATGGTCAGCTATTGGTCTTTCAATTGCACTATCAATTGGCTTTGAAAACTTTGAAGCGTTATTAAATGGCGCGCATGAAATGGATAAACATTTCCGCTCTACTCCAATTGAAAAAAATATTCCAACCACCTTAGCCTTAGTTGGTTTATGGAATACCAATTTTCTTGGTGCGCAAACAGAAGCGATCTTACCTTATAATCAATATTTACATCGCTTCGCGGCTTATTTTCAACAAGGTAATATGGAATCAAATGGTAAATATGTGGATCGTGATGGCAATGTCATTAACAATTATCAAACTGGCCCTATCATTTGGGGAGAACCTGGTACAAACGGACAACACGCGTTCTATCAATTAATTCATCAAGGTACCACTTTAATTCCTTGTGATTTTATCGCACCCGCTCAAAGCCACAACCCATTGGCGGATCATCACAATAAATTGCTTTCAAACTTCTTTGCACAAACAGAAGCATTAGCATTCGGAAAAACAAAAGAGGAAGTCGAGGCTGAATTTGTAAAAGCGGGGAAATCTTTGGATGATGTGAAAAATATTGTTCCATTTAAAGTATTTACGGGTAATAAGCCAACTAATTCCATTCTCGTTCAAAAAATCACGCCATTTACTTTAGGGGCATTAATTGCGATGTATGAACACAAAATCTTCGTACAAGGTGTGATTTTTAATATCTTTAGCTTCGATCAATGGGGTGTAGAACTAGGCAAACAACTTGCAAACAGAATTCTTCCTGAATTAACAGATTCTGAAAAAGTAGCAAGTCATGACAGTTCAACTAATGGATTAATTAATCAATTTAAAGCATGGCGTTAATTATTTGGATTTGAATAATTCTAGAGCTGTCACAGATAACGACTAAAAACTCTATTTAGGTTAAGATAATCAAATGAGAGAAAGTCGCTTAAGTCAATATAAACAAAATAAACTTATTGAGATATTTCTGGCAAGTGTGACAGCTCTAGCCGCAGCTAAGTTGGTAAATATAAATAAACTTCAGCTTATTACTTTCATCGTCTACCATTGTTTATCACTCAAGGCAGACTACGTATGGAAATGTTTGAAAGTGAAATTCAAGCGAATGAAAGCTATTTTGGTGGTGCTCTGAAAGGTAAACTTGGTCAAGGAGAAGCTGGAAAAACTTCGTAATTTGTTTTTTGAAACGAAATGGCAAAGTAACACTGTGGTGGTTATGAATATGCAATCTGCAACACTGTTACCGATTATTCGAGAAAAGGTAAACAAGGTAGTATTATTTATATGAATTTCTACAGAGGTTATGATATTCTTAAGCTATATTTAAAGGAATATGAATGGCGTTTTAATCACAGT